GTCCTGATCGTTGCCCTTCTGATTTTTGCGGGCTGTTACAGCTTCAATCGCGGAATGGAAAAGCTGAACGGGATGTTTGCCGATATCAGGCAATCCGCTGCTGCCGAACGGGACGCCTATTGGACGACCGAGATTGAAAAATCTAACGCCGAACAGGCTCGCAGGGAAACGGCGCAGGCCGCAGAGGCCATGCGGATCAGCGCCGAGACGGCGAAGATCATTGCCGACCAGCGTTCCAGACTACTCACCTTGGAGAAAGCCAATGCGGCTCTACCGAACGGCAATAGCGTTGGCCTTGATCGTGGCCGCGTCCAGTTGCTCCCAGACTAACCCGCCATCGCTGCCACCTGTCTTGCGTACGGTCCACCGCACCACGGCCTTGCCCTCTGAAGCGCGGATGGAATGCCCCAAGCTTTCCGCCAAGCCGCAGACCGACATGACGCAACAGCAGGTTTTCAGCAATTGGGCCGCAGATCGCACGGCCCGCAATATTTGCGAGGAGCGTCGGAAAGCTGCCGTGGCGGCCGTCGATGCTTCCGCGCTACATCAGGGGAATGCCGCCAAGTGACGGAACTCAATCTGCAAAGTGCGCGGACCGAAAAGGCCCATGACAGGCTCGACGTGGTGGAAAAGCGCGTCAACGATTTGGAGAAGCATAGCGCCGTCACCGACGAGCGCATGAACAGCATCCAGAAATCGCTTGGCAAGATCGACAACAATACGAGCTGGATCATTCGCCTCATCATCGGCGGCATCATCCTCGCCATCATGACATTTCTTGTGAAGGGGGGCTTCAATGTCCAGTGAACAGGATAAGCGCCGCAAGGCCCGCGCCGATTACGTCTACCGCCGTATGACCGGTGCCACGATCTCCATGACGCTGAACATCAGTCAGGCCACGTTCGGGCGCTGGAAGAAGATCGCCAAGGAAGCAGGGGACGATTGGGACGTTGCCCGCACCGCCTCCATTATTGCAGGTGAAGGCATCGAAACAGTTGTTTCGACGGTGATCGAAGATTTCATGATCATGGCGCAGTCGGTGCTTGAGGAGATCAAGAACGGCGATTTGCGGCTTGATCAGAAGGTGAAAAGTCTGGTCGCACTGGCAGATGCCATGACCAAGATGACCACCAGCGCCGGAAAGCTCGCGCCGAAGATTTCGGAGTTGGGCGTTGCGCAGGACGTGATGCAGTACCTGGTCGAATTCGTCCGCGAGAATTTCCCGCAGCATGTCGCCGCGATCCTCGAAATCATCGAACCATTCGGCGCAAGTCTTGCGCGCCGTTACGCGTCATGATCAGAAGACCGGTACTGAAGGGCAGAGTCAGCGGCAAGGATTTCAAGGATAACCTTGCCAAGCTGGCGGACGATCTCGCCAGATGGGTTGAGCTTTCGGTTACGGCATTCTCTGCCGATCCGAAAGCCAAAGCCGAACGTCTGGCAAAAGTGAAAGACCCGGAAACGGGCTTTCAGTATTTCTTGGAAACCTACCTGCCGCATTACGTGAAAGGCGAACACAGCCTGTTTCACCGGGCGATCTTCAAGCGCGTTCCTGAAATTCTCGCCTCCGAAAAGGGCGTTAGAGACCTCTTGATCGCGCCTCGCGGTTCCTCGAAATCCACGCACCTGTCGCTTGGCTTTGCCCTCTACTGCATCTGCCTTGGTCGCAAGCGTTATATTCTGGAGGTCTGCGACGTTTACGAGCAGGCCGCGTTGCTGGTTGAGGCGATCAAATCGGAGCTAACCGAAAATCCGCGCCTTTCTAACGACTTTCCCGAAGCGACCGGACAGGGTCGCGTCTGGCGCGAAGGCGAGATCGTCACCGCCAACAATATCCGCGTCGAGGGTCTCGGCGCTGCCAAGAAAATCCGTGGCCGCCGCCATGGTCCGTATCGTCCCGACCTGATGTTCTTTGACGATCTGGAGAACGACGAAGCCGTGCGCTCGCCCGAGCAGCGCAAAAAGCTCGAAACATGGATCAATCGCGCCGCCCTGAAAGTCGGCCCGCCGGATGGCTCTATGGACGTGGTTTGGGTTGGCACCGTCCTGCACTACGACGCGGTTCTTGTGCGTGCATCGAAATCGCCTGTCTGGCGCGTCGAAGAGTTTCAGGCAGTTATCCGTTTCCCTGATCGTATGGACCTTTGGGACCGGTTTGAGGAAACCTACCAGAATGACGGCGAAGAGGCCGCGACCGAATTCTATGCCGCCAACAAGGCCGACATGGATGCGGGCGCTGTCGTCAACTGGCCGGCTGTCCAGCCGCTGCTAAAACTCATGCTGGAGCGTGCGGCCGACCATGACAGTTTCGCGACCGAATACCAGAATAAACCGATCAACGAGGCGAGCCCCTTCAAGGATTTGACATTCTGGGTATTGAAACAGCCCGACCTTGTGCATTTCGGTGCGGTCGATCCCTCGCTTGGAAAGAAGAGCAAGGGACGCGATCCGAGCGCGATCCTTGTCGGCGGCTTCAATCGTCTGCACGGCACAATGGACCTGCTGGAGGCGTCGATCCGCCGTCGCCTGCCGGATATCATCATTGCTGATGTCATTGCCATGCAGCGGCAATATCAGTGCATGTTGTGGTTCGTGGAAGCGATCCAGTTTCAGGAGTTTTTGCGCACGACCCTCATGGCGACGGCTGCAAAGCAAGGCGTGGGCATATCGGCCATTCCGATCAATCCGACCTCCGACAAGGATTTGCGCATCGAGCGGCTTCAGCCGCCCGTTGCTGCCGGTTTGATCCGCCTCAATAGTACGCAGCAAACGATGATCGACCAGCTCCAGCAATGGCCGAATGCCGATCACGATGACGGCCCCGACTGTTTGGACATGCTCTGGCAAAACACCCTGCATTACGCCGGAGGCGTTGCCGGAGCCGGTGGCCTTGGCATCCAGTCCGCAACTTCTAACGACACCCGCTCCGATGGCTGGGGAGACTACCGCCTATGAAATCCACGACCAAAGCTGCCGCTGACCAACCGCGCAAGAACCTGCCCGCCAATGCCACCAGCCTGATTGCCGATGCCAGAAACGATATCACCATTCCGTTTTACAGCGGCGCGCTCCAGCATCAGGACGATACGCTGCTCCAGCGTGGCGGCGGCAAAGGCCTCAAGATTTATGATGAGATCGTGCGTGATACGCATGCCGGTTCCATGCTCGACAAGCGCAAGAAAGTCCTTCTCGCCCGTAACTGGGAGGTGAAGCCCTGTTCGGAAACGCCGCTCGATGTCGCAGCTGCTGATTTCTGCCGCGAGGTTATCAACGATCTTTCCTTCGATCTTGTTTGCGAAGAGCTGCTGGACGCAACGCTGAAAGGCTTTGCGGTTTCCGAAGTGGTCTGGATGCGCAAAGACAACCGGATCGTGCCGGAAAAGATCGTCACCCACGATCAGCGCCGTTTCTCATTCGGTGAAGATTGGCGTCCGCGCCTGTTGACGTGGACGAACATGCGCGATGGCATTGAACTGCCTGAGCGCAAGTACATCGTCCACCGTTTCGGCGTTAAAGGAAACAACCCTTACGGCCTTGGCCTTGGTTCGCGGCTGTTCTGGCCGGTGCTGTTCAAACGTGAGGGAATTACCTTCTGGCTGCACTTCCTAGAAAAGTTTGCCAGCCCCACTGTCATCGGATTCACGCCCTACGGCACCCTGCCGGAAGAGCAGGCCAAGCTGATGAACACCTTGCGGCAGTTGCGCAGCAGCTCGGCGCTCACCGCTCCGATCGGCACCGACATCAAGTTTCTGGAAGCTGCCCGAAGCGGCTCGGTGACCTATCAGGATTTTCTGGAATATTGGGACAAGCAGATTTCGATCTGTGTCACCGGTGAAACCCTGACGACCGATATCGGCAGCAGCGGTTCGCGTGCGGCGTCGGAAACCCATGCCGAAATGCTGGAATTGCTTGTCGATAGCGATGCCGACCTTTTGTCGGGCACGCTTCGCAAAACGCTGCTGACGTGGCTGGTGGAATATAACTTCCCCGGCGCTGGTGTTCCCCATATCTGGCGAGTACGCGCCAAGAACGAAAAAGATGCGGCAGAAGTCGGCAAGGCGAAGGCAGAGGCGGCAACCGCAATCAACGATGCACTTATGGCCGTGCTGGCGACGGCGGGCCAGATTGATGACGATGACTTTGCCCGCGAATACATCACTTCGTTCGGCCTGACAGATCATCTGTCAGAAAAGGCTATCGATGCTCTGGTAGAGGCACGGTTCGCCTTCATGGAGGGCGGCAAACGCAGTCGCGACCTGCGCAAGCTGGCCGAAGAGAGTTCGATGTTTGCTGCGCTCTTTGACGGTGCACCTAAAAAAAAACTTCAGCGCCATGACCACGACGCCAGTTTTGCCGAAGAAAACGGCCGGATAGAAACGCTTTCCGACCAGCTGGAAGCGACGGTTGAACGGCATTTCAATCGCCGCCTCGACGCCATCCGCGAGGCGCTGGATGCTCCCGACTTCCGATCTGCGCAAAAGGCCATTCTGTCTCTTGCCGCTGTCTGGTCTCCTTCAGCGCTGGCAACGCAGATCGGTGACGGCCTCGAACTGGCGGCGTTGCAGGGACGCGAAGCCGCCTTTCTCGATGGCGAGACGGAAGAGGATTTCACGGATGCCGATGTCATCAACCAGCCTTTCCGTGAACAGATCGAGTTTTTCCGGCAGAAGCGCGTAAAGCCCACGAAGGCGTGGACCGATGCCCTTCGCGGCGTCCATGACCGCGCCTTCGTCATTGCCGGTGCAACCGATACCGACATGCTGACCGACTTCCAGAATGCCATAGCCAGGGCGATGGAAGAGGGCACCGGCCTTGAGCAGTTCGCCAAGGATTTTGACAGGATCGTTCAGCGATACGGCTGGCAGTACAAGGGCGAACGTGGCTGGCGCACCCGCGTCATTTTCGAAACCAATATGCGCACTGCCTACATGGCAGGTCGCCTGAAGCAGATGCGCGACCCGGACGTTATGAAGCTCCGGCCGTTCTGGGAATATCGCCATGGCGAGACCCGCAAGCCGAAAATTCCGCGCCCGCAGCATGAGGCATTGAACGGCAGGATTTATCGCTGTGATGATCCATGGTGGGATAAATATTTCCCGCCGAATGATTGGCTTTGCTCCTGTGGTGTCCGCTCACTGTCCCTTTCTGACCTGAAGCGGCGCGGCAAAACCGGCCCTGACGAACCTCCCGGCGATCTGAATGTGCCGCTTATCGACCCCGTTTCCGGCAAGCTGATCGAGCAGCCGCAGGGCATCGGTTACGGTTGGGATTACATGCCCGGCGATCTCTGGGAACGTGGACTGGTGCCTTCCGCTTTGATGAACAAAGGCGGCGTGGCGCTGGAAAACCCACTTCAGCCTGTCGAAATCGACGTTGCCGAATCTGTCGAAGCTCTGCTGAGGCGCTCGAAACCCTTCAAGGCAAAGCCGTTGCGCGACGGCGTCTCGCGTGAGGAAAATGTCCGCTCATTCCTAACGCCGTTTGGTGCCGATCTCGATCAGGCGGTTTTGTTTGAGGACAAAGCCGGTCACAAGCTCCCGATCTCCGATCAGCTTTTCCGTGGTGGTGACGACATCCTGACTGGCGATCATGCGACCCTTGCACCGTTGCTGGCTGAAGCGATTATGGACCCGGACGAAATCTGGATCGGTGTTGCCCGAAGGCATGACAAGAGCGGTGATGCGCCAGATGAGCTGGTTGTAAACCGGCGCTACGTGCGTGCTGACCGCAAGTCCGGTCTTATGATTGCAGTCGAAATGGGCGAGCGCTTTTGGAGCGCCGTTGTTGCTCGCGACCGGAACCAGATGGGCGCGCTGGATATGAGACGCAACGGCAAGCTGGTTTTCCAGCGGTCCAAGAAATAGGCGGGGGCAGATGAGCGGCGTCAGCTTTCAGGTAACGTTGGATGATGAGGCGGCCCGGCTGCGGCTGGTTGAGCTTGTCGAACGCATGGACAACCCGCGTGGCTTCTACAAGAATGTGGGCGAACTGCTTCTGAATTCTGTCGGTGACAATTTCGACAATGAACGTGGTCCGGATGGGCAACGATGGCGCGCCCTGTCGCAAGTGACGCGTGAGCTGCGCCAGCGCAAATATGGAAACAGCCCTTTGACAATCCTGCGCGTCACCGGGGCGTTGCGAGGTTCGTATAACTACGTCGCCAGTGACGAAGACGTGCGGATCGGCACATCCAAGATACAGGCCGCGCTTTTGCACTTCGGTGGGCAGGCCGGGCGCAATCATAAAGTCACCGTCCCGGCTCGCCCGCAAGTTGGCGTCTCAAACGATGACGAGCGCGAAATCGGGCGGATGGCAGAAGAGTGGTTGTCGTCGGAATGAGGGCATGACAAAGACGCCCGCTGAGGCGTTTCGTGGGCCATAGGGCGGCGGATATACCGATTTTGACTTTGCCTAGCGTTAGAGGCGCGTTAGAAATCGAATATGGCCGCATCCCGGTCCCTGTGTCGGCTTGCGGATGTATGTCCGTCTTGAATGATGGCGCCAGATAGCGCATTTTGGATTTTGCCGCCCCCTGTCGTCGGGACGGAACTAACTGCCTTTCTAATCATCGCGCCCAACAGCGCATTGTGCCTTTCAGTTATCGCACTGGAAGGTTCACATGGCAGACGCCAAGCCCATCACCGCCCGTATCGAGGTTTTTCGCAGCGGCACATTCATTCCGATGAATGGCCAGCAGCTCTCCTTTTCCGCAGCCGATCTGAAGGCAATGGCTGACGCTTACGATTACGCCACGGCCCCCGCGCCGGTGGTTGTCGGTCATCCGAAGACAGACGCCCCCGCATTCGGCTGGGCGCAGAGTTTCGAGTATGACGCCAGTGCCGACCGCCTTTACGCCAATGTCGGTGAGATCGCCCCGGCCTTTGCCGACGCTGTCAAAAACGGCACCTACAAAAAGGTGTCGTTGTCGTTCCATCGCCCTGACGGTGCAGCCAACCCGGTTCCCGGCACATGGTATCCAAAGCACGTCGGCTTTCTTGGCGGTGCTGCCCCTTCCGTGTCCGGGCTGAAGAATGTCCAGTTCTCCGACGGCAGCGACACGGTCGAGGTGACGGCTGATTTTGGCGAACGCGGTTTCGAGGAAACTGCATCTTTGCTTCGCAGCCTGCGTGATTTCTTCATCGAAAAATTCGGCATGGAGGCCGCCGACAAGGCTTTGCCCTCCTACAGCATCGAATGGCTTCAGGCGATGGAGATCGAGAAGCCGGTTCGCCAGCCATCCTTTTCCGCACCGACCACACCCAAACCCAAGGAACCGCCCGTGACACATTCCGATCCGGCTTTCGCGGCTCGCGAAGCTGAACTCAATACCCGTGCCGAAAATCTTAAGAAGCGCGAACGGGAAATCGCCAACGCCGATAACGTTGCCTTTGCGGAAACGCTGGTGACGGGCGGCAAGCTGTTGCCCGCATCGAAAGACAAGGTCGTTTCGATCCTTAACGCCCTGTCCGGTACTGACGCCCCCGTTTCCTTCTCCGAAGGCGAAACGGACGTTCCGGTCCTTCAGGCGATCCGGGATGTTCTGACCGCTCAGCCGAAGGTCGTTTCGTTCGGCGCTGACGATCTGCCCGCTCTCGGTGGTGAAGGCGACGCGTCGTTCGCGGCAGATGGTCAGGCCGTGGACCGTGACCAGCTCGACACCCACAACAGGGCGAAAGCCTACCAGAAATCTCACCCCGGAACGGCGTATCTCGAAGCCGTGAAGGCCGTTTCCTGACCTAAAGGAGCTTTCCGCGCATGAACTATTTTATGGATGTCCTGTCGCTGACGGCGACTGCGACGACACTTTTCACCGAAGGCGATCTGGTGGACTTCAATGACGCCAAGATCACGGCCGACGACCAGCCGGTGAAGGGCGTTGCAAAACACCCCGCGACTGAGATCGGCATGGACGTAGCGCTGGTAGCAATCGGCGTCGGCCGGAGCCGTGCGCGTGGTGCAATCAGCAAGGGCGCAAAACTCATTTCCGCTGCTGCCGGTGGCGTCAAGGTCGCCGGCGCCACTCCCGCTAACGCTTTCGCAACGGCGCTGACTGCCGCAGCGGATGGCGAATTCGTTTCCTACCTCATTCGATAAGGACCGCTCTGAATGTCGGCACTGAATAATAAGACGGCGGCTGTAGTCGATCCGATCCTCTCCACCCACGCACGCGGCTACCGCAACAGCACCTTCATTTCGCAGGAGCTGTTCCCCCGCGTCTCGATCCCGAACCGCTCGATGCGCGTTATCAAATTCGGCAAGGAAGCGTTCCGCGCTCTCAATACCCGCCGCGCACCCGGCGCGAACAAGAAGCGCATCCAGTACGGCTACGCGTCCGACCCTGTTTCACTCGCCCAGGACGCACTTGAAGGCGTCGTGCCGGTCGAACATCAGGAGGAAGCCGAAAGCGTTCCGGGTATCGATCTGGCGGCGGGTGCCATCAACATGTCGCTGGATGCCGTCGATCTCAACCTTGAAATTGAAGCTTCAGGTCTGGCCCGCAACGCAGCGAACTATGACAACAACCACAAGCTCACGCTGACGGGAACGGATCGCTGGAAAAGCGCTGACAGCGATCCTAAGGCCGATTTCGACGCTGCCAAGGAAGTCATCCGGCAGTCGATTGGCCGCTATCCCAACACACTTGTTCTCGGCCCCACCGCAAAGAATGCCCTTTGCAACCATCCGAAGATCAAGGAGCAGTTCAAATATACGTCGAAAGACAGCATCAGCCTCGACATGCTTGCTGCCTACTTCGAGGTGAAAAAAGTGGTCGTCGGTGCTGCGATCTATCTGCCGGAAACCTCCGATGATAATGCGCTGGCGAACGATGTCTGGGGCGATGACGCCATTCTGGCCTATGTGCCGGAGGCGGGCGACAACTTTCAGGTTCCGTCCTACGCGTACACCTACGAGCTTCGCGGTTATCCGCAAGTGAACCAGCCGTATTTCGAGAACGCCACGGACTCGTGGATTTACCCGGTCAAGGTCGAGCGCCGCCCGATCCTCGTCGGGGCTGAAGGCGGGTTCCTGTTCAAAGACGCTGGCGCGACACCGGCCTGATAGGAGATCGCCATGGACGAGAACAAAGTGTCGGTTCCGTTGATTGCCCCTGCCAAGATCAACGGCGTTCGTGAACCCGCAGGGAAAACCGTCACCGTCAGCACCACGCTTGCAATCCAGCTTGCCGCATCGGGGGCAATTCCTTCCGATCTGGCAGAGCGTCTTTCCGACGCCATCGACATGTCGGACACGGCATTGGAAAGCGATTTTCAGCAGGCGGTCAAAGATGCCGCCGCAGGCCGTATCGATGTGCTGAAGGCGGAAAACTTGGTCGAGGTCGCCCACCTCGAAAACAACATTTTCGATCTGTTGCGTGATCTCGACCAGAAAAAGCAGACGATCAGTGCTGCCGCCTCCGATCTTCAGGAGAAGGAAAATCTTCTGATTGAGGCACGTCAGAAGGTCGCGGATCTCGAAACCGAACTGACCGGCGAAAAGCAGGTCAGAACCGACGCGGAAAGCAAGTTGGCAGCAGCGCAGGCCGAATTGGCAAAGCTTGCCGAGAAGGCGGCGACCACGCCGAAGCCCGCCGCCGCCAAGAAATAAGGTCCGTTCCGAAGCCTCGCAAGCCGGACCTTTCGAGCGGGGTGGCCACCACATCCGCCCCGCTCGCTTCCACCCCATTTTTTCTAACGCTCTGGTGACGCCCGTGACCTATGCCACGCTTGACGATCTGATTGCCCGCGCCGGTGAGGATGAAATCCGGCAGGTTGCCGACCGCGACCGCGACGGCGAAATCGATCCCGTTGTGATTACTGAGGCGTTAGAACATGCCGACAATCTGGTGAACGGCTATGTCGGCACGAAATACGCCCTTCCTCTTTCACCCGTTCCCGATCTCGTCCGCACATGGGCAATCGATATTGCCCGCCACCGCCTGCATTTTCAGGGTCCGCCCGATTACGTGGTGAAGGACTACGAAAAGGCGCTTGCCTCGCTTGAGCGTGTCGCAAAGGGTTTGATTTCCCTTCCCGTCAGCGGAGCTGAAACACCTGCATCCAGCGCTGGCACCGTCATGTTTTCCGCGCCGGATGAAGTTTTCGACGCACGCGGTTTGAGGGGCTGGAAATGTTTGTAAGCATAATTGAGCGCCTGAAGGCCACGGCTCCTTCGCTTGCCAGCGTGGAATTTGCCGAAGATTTGGACGTTGTCGCCAAGGGCGTTCAGCGAGCCAGCACCACGACATTCGTTGTTCCGCAACCTGAAAAGGCCAACCCGAACCGGCTCGCAACCGGGCACCGCCAGCTTGTCCAGGTGCGCTTCCTCGTTGCCACTATCCTCCGTTATCACAGCGACAATACCGGCAGGATGCGGGCTGAAGAGTTCGACCGGTTCAAGGGCGAGATCGAGGATGCCCTGACCGGCTGGGAACCGACCGATGCAAGCGACCCTTGCTCGCTGGTCGGGACTGAACCCACCCCCATGCCCAACGGCGTGACTATCTTCGTCGGCATCTGGGAAACATCCCGATACCTCACAGACAAGGACACTCCATGAACCAGCCGACCAGCGGCGGGCAGTATGTCCGCGACCCCACGACCGACGAGCTTACGAAAGTAACAGGTGCGCCAGCAGAGGCTCCCGCCGCCGCTTCCGAAACCGAAACCCCGAAATCGGTCGAAAAGGCCGCACCCGTGAAAAGAGGCCGCAATGTCTGACGATGTACGTTTTTTCCGCAAGCTCGGCATTCTGTCGAAAATCGAAACCGCACAGGGCGAAGATGCCGAGCCGGTAGCAGCCGATGCAATCATCATGTCGAACGTGACGTTTACACCGCTGACAGGTGAGCGGATTTCCCGCGATTTGCTGCTTCCCTATCTCGGCAATCAGGGCGTCATCCTCGCCGGTATTTATGGCCGTCTCGAAGGTGATCTTGAACTCGCTGGCTCGGGCGTTGCCGGGACGCCACCGAAATATGGCTCTCTCCTTCGCGCCGCCAATTTTGCCGAGACCATCACCGCCGGTGTGAAGGTCGATTACACCATCATCGAAGAGAATTCGGAGACGGTCACGATCTACTTCATCTCCGACAAGGTGCAGCACATCTTCGTTGGCGCGAAGGTGAATTTCGCACCGAACTACCAGCCGAAGAACTACCCGAAATGGCGTACCACCATCGTCGGCATGCTCGGCACGATCACCGATATCGCCGCCATGCCAGCGATCAGCAAAGCAGGCTGGGCGAAGCCGGTTCACGTTAGCAAGGCGAACACCCAAATGTCGCTGCATGGCTGGCCCTCCGTTGCTGAAAGCCTGTCCCTCGATGTCGGCAACACACTGACGCCGCGTTTCCTGATCGGTGATGAAAAGGTTCTGATTTCCGACCGATCTTCCACCGGCACGGCGGTTGTCGAAGCGCGCTCCCTTGCGACAGTTGACTGGTTCGACAAGGCGCTGACGCGGGAAAGCGGCGCGCTTTCCATAACCCACGGAACCGTCGCCGGAAACATTGTCGAGATCACCGCTCCAGCCGTCGAGGTGGGTGAACCGACACAGGGCCAGACGGACGGCATTCTGAACTATTCGCTGCCGCTCGATCTCTGCCCGGTCAATGGTCTGGATGAACTGAAAATCACCTTCCGCTGACGCCGACTGCCCTTCCTAGCCCAGAATACCTTCAGGAGTAGACCCGCTATGAAATTCGTTCTTGCATCGACCTACCGCTACTGGTGGCCCATCATCATCCGCGTTCCCCATCCGGACGAACCCGGCAAAATCCTCGAACGCACATTGAAGATGCAATTCGAGCCGCAGCCTCGCGAAGAGGCGATTGCGGCACAGGAAGCGTATGAAAAGCTGAAGACACAGCGCGAGCGCGATGCTCACGAGGCTGAACAGCTCGCCAAGGTCTGCAAGAATTGGGATGACGTGGTGGACGAGGATGGCGGTTCAACTCCGTTCACGCCTGAAACCATCGCCCAAGCTCTCAACCTTGGCTGGTTCCGCACCGGCGTCTATCGCGGATATTACGAGAGCCTGAACGGCGAAGAAGCCCGCTTGGGAAACTGAAAGCGGCGGCACGGGCTTGGGCCTATGCCCAGCTCGGCCGTGCCGATCCCGCCGCAGAGACCAGTCTTGATGAAGACGTGGCGGGACAATTCGAGCGGATGGGCATGGAAATCGACCCTTCCGAAATCACCAAAGCAGAAGACGAGGCATTCAAGGTGTTTGCGCCCAATTGGGAAAGTGTGACCGCATTTCTGGCCTGCGAAACGCAGTGGCGGATGATTGCGGGTGCCGCAAAGCTCCTGTGGCTCGGTCTCGATTACGTGGCGGTCGATATCGTGATGCGCCGCTATGAATTCTCTAACGCTGCCTTCGCTGATCTTCAGGTCATGGAGCTTGAGGCGCTGTCTGTTCTGAAAGGTGCAAGCGCATGAACAGGCAAATGGAATTTGAACTGATCTTCCGGGCGCAGGCCGCCGCTGCCAAAAATGCCACGAATGATCTTCGCAACGATGTTGCCGCGTTAGGAAATGAGGTCACGAAAACCGCCGCTGCCTTCGACCGTGAAGCGGCGGCAATGAACCGCGACACGGAAGCTGCCCGCAAAAATACCGATGCAACGAATGCGCTCACCCAAGCCGAACAGAGGGCACGCGAGGATGCTTTACGGGCATCGGGTGCTGTTCCTGCGTCGGCCCCGGCAGCAAACGCCCGCAGGCCGCGCCGAAATCCGCTGCGAGAACCGCAGACACCTTCGACGCCTCCGGCTCCCCCATCCCCGCCAACGCCGCCCACACCTCCGGCGCCTCCGTCCAATGACAACGTCCGCCGTGATCGTGCGCGTCGTCAGAACCTGACCTATCAGGTTTTCGACATTGGTCAGGGTGTGTCCGGTGGCATGCCGCTGCCAATGATCGCAGCCCAGCAGCTCCCGCAAATCATTCAGCTCTATACCGGCCAAGGCGGGATGAATTCAGCGCTGAAGGATTTCCGCGTCTTGGCTGGGGGTGCTGCCCGCGTCATCACACCGCTGACCGTTGGCATTGCCGGTCTTACTGCCGCCGTCGCGACGGGAGCGATTGCCTATAACGGCTATCTTCAGTCAACCAAAGAAGTTGAGACCGCCGCCTCCGGTCTTGGCCGTGCTGTTGCCGGTAGCCGTACCGAAATGGAAGCCGCAGCGCAGGCCGGTGCCAGCGCTGCCGGGATTTCGGTATCGTCTGCCCGCTCCATGGAAGCGCAGTTCCTTCGCACCGGCCGGATCGGCTCGGAGAATTTCGAAAGCCTGATCTCCATATCGAAGGATTTCGGGGCAACCATGGGTATCACCACGGCCGAAGCCGGGTCGATGCTTGCAGAAATGTTTGCGGATCCTGCCAAGGCCGCAGACACCCTTTTTCAGAGATACGGCCTGATTGATGCGGCAACCGCCCGTCATGCATCGAACCTTGCCGCACAGAACCGCCAGTCCGAAGCGCAGGCCGTATTGTTGAAGGCGCTGCCGGATCAGCTCGCCAATGCCAGCGAGGCGACCACTGCGCTTGGCCGGGCTTGGAATGCTGTTGCCACAGGTGCAAGCAACGCATTCGACTGGATGGGGCGCGCCGTTGATCGTGCGGTGTCCGGGCCATCCTTGGAAGATCAGATCGCCAAAGCTGAAGAAGCGCAAAAGCGCCTCGCTACTTTCGGCGGCATGTTCGACATTTTTAATCCCGGTAAAGCCGAAGCAATAGCCGATGCGGCGCGCTTGCCTGAACTTCAGGCGGAGAAGCGCCGCCGTGATGAAGCTCTGGAAGAGCAAAAAAAGCAGGCTGAAGAAAACCGTCGCAGTGTAGCAGCGGTGACTTTGTACGAAGCATCGCCTGCTAATGCCCGCCGCGTCCAAGAACAGAAACTCCGTAACGAGATTGCCGCCCTTGAAAGTGGGCGAGGCATCAAGGGAGTTGATGCGGAGCAGAATGAAGCGGCAATCGAAGCTAAAACCCGTGCACTCGATGCGCTGATCAATCGGCAACAGCGATCAGTAGAGCTGGACCGGCTCGATATCCAGATTTCTAACGAGCGCAATCCGCTATTGCGTGCCGAACTGGAGGCGCGCCGAACCCGTTTGCAGTTTGCCGAACAGGAAATATCAGCGGAAACCATCACTGCTGAAGCTGCCCGTGTCCGCAACCGTGTGATCGGGGAGACGATTGCTGCAGCGTCATTGCAGGCATCCGACATGAAAGCGGAAGCCGAGACCCGTCAGCGCCTCAATTCGCTGGTGGCATCCGGTGCCATCACGTCTGCCGACGCAAACCGCATGCTCCAGGAGGAGGTTACACTCCGCCCGTTGATCGCTGCCGCCGCTGCGGCTGAAGGCGCAGAAAAAGAGCGCCTCAATGAAACCATTGCCGACCTGAAGGGCGGCTATGCGGCTCTGGCTGAACAGGAAAAACGCGCCTCCGTCATGGAGTATATGCGCGGCCAGAACGATAAGCTGGAACAGCTCCGACTTGAAAAAGTCCTTATCACAGAAAATGAAACGACCCGTGGCCGTGCCATGTCGTTGCTGGAAGCGGAACAGAAAATCCGCAGCATGGGGCTTTCGACAACGAGCCGCGAAGCAGGTCAAATTCGTGATCTGGCGCTAGAGCAGGCTAACCTTACGCGGGAGATCGAAAAGCAAGGTCAGGCTTGGGACCGGGTTTCACTGGCTGGTGAACAGTCAATCGACAGCCTCGTTGACGGCCTTTTGGACGGCGATATCAACGGCGCGCTGGAAAGCGTTGCCAAGGATATCACCGGCATGTTTTCCGAGCTGGCGATTAAAAACCCCCTGAAGAACGCCATCATGGGAACCGACTTCAGCACCTTGTCTGATGCCGGTGGTCTTGGTGGTATTGTCTCCCGGCTATTCGGTGGTCAGACGAAAGACCCTGCCGCCCTCGTGAGCGGCGCTATGGGCCAGTCGGTAGGCAGCATGTCCGTCAGCGCGACAACCGTCATGATCAACGGCAGTGTCGTCGGTGGCCTTGGCGGCGCGTCCTCCGGCATTCTGGGTGCGGCCAACAGCAATGTTACAGGCTCGGTCACATCAACCGGCACGGCTGTCGATCTTGCCTCCTCGCTGGTCGGATCGAGTGAAACCGCTAATCGCCTCGATATCAATTCCTTTCTCAGCAAGGGCGGCGTCGATATTGACGCGGCACAAACCGCATGGTGCGCCGGGTTCGTCAACTCTGCCCTCAAACAGATCGGGGTTGATGGCAGTGGTTCGCTGACTGCCAACTCCTTTATGAACTGGGGTAGCGCGGTCGATCCGTCGAAAATCCTGCGCGGTGACGTGCTGGTCCAGTCTCGCGGGCTTTCCGCGAACCAGTCCGGGGGACATGTCGGCTTCGCCACCGGCCAGAGCCGTATGACCGGTGGCCAGCTTCAGCTCGAAATGCTGTCGGGAAACTACAAGAACAGCGTAGGAACGGGATGGGTCAACGCGACCGATATTCAGGCGCGCCGTGCGACGGAAGCCCTCGGCAGTCTTGCCGGAGCGTCTGGAACCGCAACGCAGGGTCTCGGCGCTTTGGGTGCCGGGTTCGATCAGTTCGGCAAAAACCTGTCTGGCCTTTTCCCGTCCGCGCCTTCAGCGGGTGGCGGCGGTGGCGGTCTCTCCGGATTTCTCGGCAACCTGTGGGGCAATCTCACCAACGGCGCAGGCACGCAATGGGCAGGTATCGCCTCCGGCGCGATCTCCGGCGGATTGTTTTCGGACGGCGGCTGGACTGGTCCCGGTGAGGCGAAAGACGTTGCCGGTGTGGTTCACGCCGATGAGTTCGTATTCTCCAAAAAGGCGGTGCAGAAAGTTGGCGTAGGCCGTCTTGATGCCATGCACAAGGGTTTGCTGCGCGGTTACGAGACAGGCGGATACACCACCGGCTCCGTTTTTCCGTCCGCCGTGGGCACGAATTCTAACGCACCTTCCAGCGGTCGCAACGCGCCGATCATCAACAATTACGGCTCGTCGGAAGTCCAGTACGAAGAGCAGACCGACCAGCACGGCAATCGTCAGCCGGTGATCACAATCGGCCGGCAGATGGCGGCAGCTATCCGCCAGCCCGGCAATCCGGCCAATCGCGCCATTCAGGGCGAGTTTGGTGTGAAGCGTCAGGCGGTGCGCCGATGGTAGTCCTCGTCTGGCCTCCCGCACTGCCGCGTCCGGAGCGCAACACATGGCAGTCCGTCCCGCAGGATGCCCGCCTGAAGCGCCGTTCCGATGCTGGCCCGACAGGCTATCGCCGCCGCTTTTCGTCCGCGTCAAAAACGGTTTCGATGTCCCTCGTTCTCGACCGGAACCAGAAAGAGCTGTTCGACCGCTTTTTCCATCATGACACGAAGGAAGGATCGCTGCTGTTCTGGATGCCCGATCCCACCACGGAAGGCTGGGCACTCGGCACCAGTGACGGCGCGCCCCTAATGACTAGCGACGGCCATCCTATCGTTTTGGCCCGGCGCTGGCTCGTCACCTTCGGCGCAAACCTGCCGACAGAGACCGTGCAGGGAACAGAGTTTCGCAAATCGTTTTCTGTCGAGGTGATGCCATGAGACGTGTGAGTTTCAACGCCCGCATGGCGCAGGACGCGCAGGCCACATCGGAAATCTATGTCGCCCTGTTTGAGATCGAGCATCCAGAGCTGGTGAAGCCGATCCGCCTTTCCACCGACAATACCGAGCGCCTGTCATCCGACCCGCTTTACTACGGCACCCGTTCGACGTGGCGCGGTGCGAACCCGATCACGGAACCTTTCCTGTGGGTGGTCGCCTCGACACTTCTGCCGTCCGATCAGGAAGACGCTCCAGCGGCCGCAACGCTGATCCTCGAAAATCTGGATCAGGAAATGGTCAACGTGGTGCGCTCTTTCACGACGCCCGCAACGATCCATATGGCTGTGGTGCTGGCGTCGTCTCCCAATCTGGTTGAGGCCGAATACACCGACCTCAACATTGTTTCATCCGACATCGATGCCGGGGAAATCTCCCTCACCATTACCCGCGAGGAAATCGAGCTGGAACTGGTTCCCGGTGGGCGGATGTCGGCGCGCACGTTTCCGGGGATGCACAGATGAACGTTAGAAATTCAAGAGCGACATTCGACCATTGGAGCGACCGTTTTGTTGGCCTGCCGTATCGCGAGTTCGGCCGCGACCGCGATGGATGCGATTGCTGGGGCTTGGCCTGCACCATCTACCGTGAAGAACTCGGTATCAACCTGCCGCAGTACCTTGGCTATGCCTCCGTCGAGGAGCACGGCGAAATCGCTGCACTGGTTTCCGGTGCAACCTCTTCTCCGCTCTGGCTCCCGGTCACCGGCACGGCTGTCGCGTTCGATATCTCCGTCTTCCGTCGCGGCCGTCTGGATACGCATGTCGGTATCGTCGTCCACCATGGCCTGATGATCCACATGGTCGAAGGCGACTGTTCGAAGGTCGAAAGCTACCGATCGGGCGCGTGGGGCCATCGGCTGACCGGCACATACCGCCACGTCGAATTCATTTCGAGGGGGCTTTGATGACGGCTCAAAACGGCGTCATTCCCGTTCTCGCAGCGCCTATGATCGATCCCGCAGCCGGTCGCATCGACATGTTCATGGCGGTTGGCAGCACTCTTGCCGAGATCGTCAAGGCAGCGCTTCCGGAATTGCAGCCTGCCGACTTCCGGTTCTGCCGGGTGGCGCTGGTCAGCGAGCGTGGCTCGATTATCGTCCCGGCCGACCACTGGCGCACCGTTCGCCCGCGTGAGGGCGTGCGCGTCGTCATTCGGCTTCTCCCGGGCAAGAATGCCCTGAAATCCATTCTCCAGATAGTGGTGTCTATCGCCGCAGTCGCACTCGGCCAATTTTGGGCTGCTGGTCTCGGCTTCGCCGCTGGCACTACCGGTTTTGCCCTCGCTTCTGGTCTCATCGGCCTTGGTGTGAGCATCATCGGCAATCTGCTGATCAATGCGCTGATCCCGCCGCCCAAGCAGGAAACACTGGAAGCGGAAAACCGCTACACCCTGACCGGCTGGCGCAACCGGCTGGAACCTGATGGCGCGGTCCCTCTCGTTCTCGGAACGGTTCGCTATGCGCCGCCCTTCGGTGCCTACACCTATACTGAAATCGTCGGTGACTGGCAGTATCTCGTCTGCCTGTTCTGCTTTGGCTATGGCCCGTTATCTCTGTCTGGTTTCCGCATCGGTGACACCGATATTTCCGAATATGACGAGGTTGAGCTGCACCCGCGTTATGGCCGCCCCGGCGATGCTTCGCTCTCCCTTTTCCCCCGCCAGGTCGTGGAAGAAACCATCGGTGCGGAACTGCTGATGCCGCTCCCGCGCAATGATCTCGGTGACGTGATCGAGGGGGGCGCTGCGACTGTTGAGCCGGTCGTTAGAACCACAGGTGGTGATGCGTCTGGAGCCAGCGTCATCCTCGCATGGCCTGCCGGGCTGCTGCGCTACAATGATGAGGGCAAGGCCATTGCCCACGTCGTTTACGTCCGCATCGAGCAGCGGCCGATTAGCGCTGACAACTGGCAGGAAGTGGCGGTAATCGGGGTTAACGCCCGCAAGCTTGAGGCGTTTTATCGCCAGCATACATGGGACTTTCCGACACGCGGTCGCTGGCAGGTGCGCTGCACGATGCTGACGCCGGAGAGCACTGACACCAAAATCCAGCAGCGCACCACGTGGGCTGCACTTCAAACTATCCGGCCAGAATATCCGCTAAACTTCCCGCACCCGCTGGCGCTGGTGGCGTTGCGCGTTAAAGCCACCCACCAGCTGAACGGCCAGCTCGATAACTTCAATGCCTTGGTTTCGCGTCTGTGCATCGATTACGAACACACAACCGGCCAATGGATCGAGCGGGCAACAAGTAATCCGGCATCACTTTATAGATATGTGCTTCAGTCTCCCGCCAATCCGAAAGCCTCTTCCGATTCGGCAATCGATCTGGAGGCGCTCGCGGAATGGCATGACTTCTGCCGCCTGAAGGGCCTCAGTTACGACCGCGCCATTGAGGAAAAGTCCACGACGCTGCGCGACCTCCTGACGGAGATCGCCGCCGCAGGTCGCGCCAGCCCGCGTCATGATGGCCTCAAATGGTCCGTGACCATCGACCGGCCGGACAAGCTGCTGGTCGATCATGTCAGCCCGCGCAACAGCTACGATCTGCGCGTGTCGCGCTCCTATGTAGAGCCGCCAGACGGTTTTCGCGTCCAGTTCCTTGATGCCACCAACGACTTCAAGGCGGCGGAACGCGTCGTGCCTTGGCCCGGCAAGGAAGGTGCGGAAATGCGGTTGGTTGAGGCGTTAGAGATGCCCGGCAAAGTTTGGCCTGACGAAATCTATCGTGAAACCCGCCGCCGCATGTATGAGGCGATGCACCGGCCGGATGTTTACACCGTTTCGCAGGACGGTCCGATCCGCGTGGCGACCCGTGGTGACCTCGTCAATCTGTCGAGCGACATCATCAATCGTGTCCAGATCGCCGCACGCATCAAGAGCGTATCCGGTCGCCTCATCGAGATTGATGAGGCCGTCACCATGGAAGCGGGCAAAAACTACGCCATCCGCTTCCGCGCCGGTCTGTCGGAAGACGACACCATTGGCGTTTCCGTCATTCGCACCGTGCAGACCATTCCCGGCGATTGCTCATCCATTCCGGTCAATGGCGACGGCGACATGCCGATTGCGGGCGACCTGCTGCATTTCGGTGAGGCGTCCACCGTTGACTATGCCCTTGTCGTCACCGGCGTTGAGGCGGGCGAGGATTTCTCATCGCATTTGCGCTTGATCGATGCAGCCCCTGTGATCGACCAGCTTGTCGATGCCGAAATCATTCCGGCATGGTCCGGCCGTTCCGGAACAGAGATTGACCAGTCTGGTCTGATACCGCCAGCCCCGCGTTTCACGTCCATTCGTTCGGGCGTATCAGGAACAGGCGAGGCTAATCGCATCGACTATCTTGTCGAACCCGGATCAGGCCCTGTCGGTTCGGCCTCGTTCGAGATCGACCATCGCCAGATCGGAACGACCGTCTGGACCACAATCACCATCCCGGCCGCGAATGGCGGCGGTTCGATCACCACGTATTCTAACGGTATCGGCGTCCATATGCGCGCACGAGCTTTCTCGGCAGCGGGAACGCCGGGACCGTATACAGCGGTTACGGCCTTTGTCGTCGGCGCAGACGATGCGGCGTTGCCCGGCGGCCTGCCAGAAGGCGACATTGCTATAGGTGCTTTGCTCGGTGGCGCTGTCGTCCAGTTCCTTACCAGCGACGATACCGCAATTTCTCGCGTGCAGGTCTACCGCTCGACTGCGTCTACCCTCAACCGGGAGACGGATGCTGTCGGCCTGCTGCCTGTCGAACCGTCGCGGAGCTATTCTGTACCGGTAGGCGACACCACGCGACAGAACCTGCTCATCAATGGCGGTTTCGACAGCGCCGCTACATGGACGCTTGGCACCGGCTGGGCGATTGGCTCCGGCAAGGCTACAAAGACGGCCGGGACCGCAAGCGCCGTCACGCAGCCGCTCGCAGCCACATCCGGCTCGTATTACCGGGTTGGCTTCACGCTCTCGGCAGTGACAGCCGGAAACGTCACGCCCCGCCTGACCGGCAGCACCACGGTGAACGGCTTGGCCCGTAGTGCCAACGGTCAATTTTCGGACCGCCTTCAGGCCGTCAGTGGAAACAACACCTTTGGTCTCAATGCATCCGCCGCCTTCGCGGGCGCAGCGGATGATGTGTTTGCCTACCTCGAAACCGCAACCTGCCTCGCGCAGGGCGTCCACTACTTCTGGCTTGAACCCCAAAACTCTGACGGCGTCGCCGGTCCGGTCTCCGGTCCCTTCACCGTGACCATTCGATGAGGACACCATGAACGCACCTGTATTCACCACAACAATTGCCCAGAAAACTGCTGTCTCGGATGAACTGCTTGTCAACCGCGATGGATCGACGGCTCTCCAGAGTACATCAGACCTTGCAACGCAGATCGCAGGAGAAGGAGCCGTTGCGAATGCGTTGCAAGCCGTGCGTGCCGACGTGTCCGCCAGCATCGCGGACATGAGTAACAAGCTGGAGGCAGCAGCCGAAGGATACGTCAGCGCAGCGGCGTGGGCACAACTCGTTGCCACGCCCGGCACTCGGGCCGGGCAGCCCGGACGCGTGTCCCCTACCGACACTGGCACGCACACCGATCCGGTAGTTGGCGGCACAGTTCCCAACAGAGGCGAATATTCCTGGAGTGTCTCTCCCGCAGGCTGGAGACGTACCGGCGATGTCCTCGACACCAAAGCTATTCTGTATCAGAGTGCCCTCACTTCGGGCGAACAACTGAACTCCGCCTCTAATTTGGGAACGACAGCTAACGGAGCTTCGCTGGTCACCGTAGGCGGTCGTCCCGTTGGTATTTCTATTCCGTCAGGTCAAACAGGCACCGGGTCGTCAGTCACCACGCGCATGCGCCTCGACCCCGGCGAAGCCAAGCGCAGCATCGGCAAGTTCTACCGCATCCGAACTGCAATGACAGCGACAGACGGTTACCTGACAGCCAAGCCGTTCGCCCAGACCAACGTCATCCGGATCGATAACGTTGACGGCTCTGTGACCTTCGGCGGGACGGTTGAACGAGAGGTGCAGGTTGGCACAACGATCTATCGCGATCTCCTCTATGGCCCGGTCACGGGCGCCGAAGACCGGATTGGCGCGCTGCATCAGGTGACGGCCACCAGTTTCGCCGCTCATAACTTCCAGATCGTTTCGGTTTCGCGTGAGATCGCTGAAGACACCGCGACGACGGCAATGACAGCGCTTGACGCTACGCTCGCCAACCGCCTTGCCACATATGCAACCGGCTGGGGTCGAATCTACAGTGTCATCGTCCCGCAGAACCAGAACCTGAACGGCGCATTGCAACGCCTGAGCGCTGACGGGCGGGCTATGGGCTATACCATCCCTGTCGGATCAAGCGGCGTTAGTTCTAACGTCCGCTACAGACTTCAGATACCGGGAGACCTTCGCCCTCTGCTCCAAACCCGTCGCGTGCGATTTCTATTGGTGTTCGCTACATCGACCAGTTGGGCGCGAGCGTTTAGCTTCGGCGTTACGACCCTGCCAGCATCTGGAGGGACGCGGACAGAGGGACTTTTCGGCCTACGCAACGAGCAGGTTCAGCCCACGCGCCGGGAGATCGAATTTGAAGTTGAACTCGATGGCGACGAACTGGAAATACAGCTGACGATCCAGTTGACAGGAACTGGCGCGGCTTCTGCCGAGGAAAGTCTTCTGCTGACGGATATGGAGGTCGCAACCTCCTTGCTGAACCAGTCGGCAGGCTACCGCTCAATCGCAGCCGAGAACCTCGCCGCCATGTGGGAGTTCCTGAAAGCTTCTGCTTCATCTCTTGCGATCACTGCGGTTACGACGCCCGGATACCAAGCGGGCTTTGGTGTTGCCGCGTCTGGCGGAGATTTCACGTCGATAGCGGGCGCACTCGCCGCCGCCAACGACGCCGCTGCCTACAAACGCTACGCTTTACGGGTTAAGGACGGCACCTATCTGGAGCGCTCGCTCGCGCAGGCAGATTATCAGGATATTGTTGGGGCTGGCATAGACCGCACCGTGATCGACGGTAGCCAAGCTGATAGCGCGGCACTTGCAGACATTACCAATCGGTCCACGTTTGATCTGCGAAAGCAGGCCTCATTGCAGGGTGTGACTGCGATTATGCGCAATGGGCGCTATGTTGTCCACGCTGACGGGAGCAACGGCGCTGCCTTCCGCAGTCGCACCCAGCGCATCGCGGACGCCACGCTGATCCATCAAGGCAATCAGGGTGCAATCGACCATCAGACCTCAACTGGCGGAAATCCCTCGGGCGTTTGGGCCTCACCGCATGCTGTGGGGCATGGTTCTTCATCAGGATCGGAACTGATTGTCGAACGTTCGCGCCTTGTCGCGCCCAGATGTGCGTTGCAGTTCCATACCAATCTCGACTTTGACGCGCCATCCAAGGTGATTGCACACGACAGCGAACTGATCGCAACGAATAATCAGGGGTGGGCCTGCCTTGTCCAGCCTAACGGCTCCGGTCGCCAAGACAGCTTTGTCTTGGAAGGGTGCTCGGGAACCGGTGACATCTATTATTGGCCCGATCCATGGATGCCGACAACGCTTGATCGGCAGTGTGCTGACCACTGTGAGATCAATGTTTCGGGGTATGGAAATCGCCTGAGTGGCGTTTTCATCAACGCTGAGTTCGGACGTGCGTTGAAGATCGAAAGCGCCTCCACATCAGGTTCATCGACCGTCGCCGTCAGCGGATCAGCGGTGTCAGCGCTGTTCGGCAAGCAGGTCTATTCCAAGCCCGGTTCCGGTGGCATTAAGGGTTATGTGTATGGATGGGCCGATATTCAGGAAAGCGTGGGCGTCGGGATAGGCCGCAACCTCTTCATTACGTCTCTCGGCAAGCGTCTCGGTGATTGCACGGCGTCGCCACTGACCCTTGCAATAACAGTCGATGGCAGCGCCCCGGTTAGCATCGTTTTCAACGCCGACTATTCGGCGGCAAGCAACGCTTCCGTTCTGGCCATAATCAACGCAGCTTTGGGCGCGGCTGCTACGGCCAGCGAATACAATGTGGGCGGCCGGTATCGCCCCCGGTTCGCGGATGAGGAGCAAACATTTTCGAACATTGGCGTGGTTGGCATCCTTATGGGGATGGCGGTCGCCTACGACGGATCGCGCCGCTCCGTGCGTCCGATGACATCAGCAGATGCGCTGTCATTGTTTGCCGGTGTCGCATGGGAAGATATCTATCCGGGTGGCTGGGGACGAGTGAAGACGACCGGCTGGTTGCCAAAGAATGATCTTTTGCGAACAGGTGCTGCTCCTCTCAATCTGAATGATGCGTTTACGATTGATCCTGCAAGGCCCGGATACGTCGTCTCTACGGCGCAGCCATCCAGTGGCATTCTGCCGGTCGTTCGCCCCAGTTTGGGTGCTGGCTTGGAAGCTGTCCGAGTAGGGCTGGTTTAACCAAAAATGGGAAGAGCTCTCTCTCTAACATTTGGCTCGAGCGTGCTCCAAACACGCCGGAGCCGTTAGCCCCTCCGGTCTTACGCAAAGGTGTTGCGACACATGAAGACAGTTGAATGCTACCGTGCTGATAACGGACAATTGGAAAGCGATCTGGGCCGGGCAAAAGCCCATGATTTGCTTTGGGCGCTTCCAGCGGCCGGGCATAATCCGAATGCCAAGGTGCTGGACTGGAATGACTGTCAGCACATTATGGAACACGCCGACATTGTGATGAAGCACCTGAAGGAATTCATCGAGTTGCGCGACAAGTCAGGTTCTTAGGGAAGTTTTAGAAACTCTGCCGATCCGAAATGCGTTTCGGCCGACTTATAAATGCTCACTTGGCACGCTTCGATCTCTTTGAGGAACGTCGGTACTTTTTCCGAGATCAGGTTGATGTGGTGAACAAGGTTCACTCGAAGATTGTCTTCTTTAACGTCACCATCTACGTGCTCGAAAAAACGCTGCCCATCCTTGATCTTTGTGTGTTGCTCCATGTGGTGCTCGTAGCGCTCCATCAAAGAGTTGTAGTTCTGGATGTTCGAAATCATCGCCAGATGCTGCGAAAGTATGGCACCCGATCTCTCAATCACAGCTCTGCTTTTCAATGTCAGAAGGGGACCTAGCTTGTTGCTCACGTCAATCTGAACCAAGGACGGCGGGAGAGGAATAAGATAAAGCATCTGCCAGAGTTCTGCTTCAGGCGTCCGTTTTTTGCGCCGTGCGTCGGCCTGTGTCAAAATTTCAGCGATGCTCTTCCACTCAGAGTGAATGATGACCAAATCGAGAATAAGCTCGCCCACCCGCGATTTCAGATGCTCTATATTTCGCCGCTGATGCATTCTCCATTCTACGAGCATAGTCATGCTCCCGCCTACAACCGCGCCAACAAGCGCTGATCCGAATGAAGAAATGGTGGAGATATCTATGTCCATGCTCGACTCACCTTAAAGCCTGATACATCCAGTATCATCTGAAAACATGCAGAACAGCATTCAAATCTCAAGGGTAAGGGGCGTATCAAGTGGCATATTTCCAAACGGGTATTCGAGGTACTGTGGTGTGCGTTGCTGTTGCGAGAGTTGTCGCAGATCACATGATTGAACATGAGACGCCGTTGGATGGGTTTCCTCATGTCCGGATGGATAGGAGCGGCGAGGATAGCTTTGAGATCACCATGACTTTGAGTGATAGCTCATCAAAGGTTTCTCTTAGCAATGTCGAGGTAGTGGCGGCACAGAAAGCTGCCGTGCAGGGAGAAGTCTTTCCCGATGTATTTACCCATAAGGTGGTGGCAGCTTTGGTGGAGTTAGAAGCGCGTGTTCGCTAAGACGGCCTGCACCCCACAAACTTTGTTTTGGTGTCCGAAAGCTGATGCCGTTTTGTCCAGAAGGCCGCGCCGCGCCACACGGCGAAGCCTGGTGCAAGGTTGGAGGCGATTGAAACGATTATATTCGGCTTCTTTGCCCAAGCTGCTGAAAAACCGCGAGAAATCGGCATTTTTCGTGATAAATTCACTTTACACCTACACGTGG